TATGTTAATATTTGTAATTTAAAGGCTGTTTTAAAACAAGGTGTTAGAGGACTTGATTTTCAGGTTTTTTCAATTGATGATAAACCAGTAGTAAGTACATCTACTCAAGACAGTGTTTATATTAAAGAAACATATAATTCTGTTCCCTTTACAGAGGTTATGAACGTAATTCAAAATTACGGATTTTCAGGTAGCACAGCTCCTAATTATACTGATCCAATTATAATTCATTTAAGATTCAATAGTAATAATCAGAAAATGTATTCTTATTTAGCAAATATATTTAAATCATACGATTCTTTAATGTTAGGCAGTCAATATAGTTTTGAAAATGATGGATTAAACATGGGCAGACAACCACTTCTTAATTTTAAAAATAAAATAATATTAATTGTTGATAAAACAAATAATTCATTTATGCAAAATCAGGAATTTTTAGAATATGTAAATATGACAAGCAATTCAGTTTTTATGAGATCATGTAGATATAATAATGACATTGTAAATAATCCAGATGTTAATGAATTAACTGAATACAATAAAACAAACATGACAATTGTATTACCGGATAATTCAATAAATCCAGGAAACCCTAGTGGACTTTTATCTAGAACTTATGGCTGTCAAATGGTGGCCATGCGTTATCAGTATGTAGATAACTTTCTAGAAGAAAATGCGTTGTTTTTTGATGGATTAGGATATGCTTTTGCATTGAAACCTGCGAGCCTAAGATATACAGCAGTTACTATACCAGATCCTACCCCTCAAAATCCTCAATTATCTTATGCTACAAGAAACGCTACTACAGACTATTATAATTTTAATTTTTAGGAAATTAAAACAAAATAAACTTGTATTATTATATACGCAATATATAATAATGAAACCAGAGAAAATATGCGACAAATCAATGAATTTTCAAGAATGTGAGCTCGCAATTTTGCGTTTAGCTGTTGACAAAGCCGAAGAAAAGATGGGTAAACGAGTCGTTCAATCAGATGATATTAAAAAAATAATTGTAATTTTAGAAAATTTTATTAAGAAAAAGAATCTTATTGCTTATGGAGGAACAGCAATTAATAATATATTGCCTAAGGAGGACCAGTTTTATAATAAAGAAGTAGAAGTTCCAGATTATGATTGCTTTACTATGGATGGTTTAAATGATGCCATAGAATTAGCTGATTTATATTATAAAGAAGGTTTTACAGATGTTGAAGCAAAGGCAGGTCAGCATCATGGAACCTTTAAGGTTTATGTAAATTATATGGCTATTGCTGATTTAACAAATTTACCGAAAGAAATATTTGCCTCTTTAAAAAAAGAAGCAATTCGCGTAGCTGGGATTTTGTATGCTCCGCCGAATTTTTTAAGAATGTCTATGTATTTAGAACTATCAAGGCCTGCGGGTGATATATCTCGCTGGGAGAAGGTATTAAAAAGATTGACTGTTTTAAATAAACATTATCCTACAACATCTATAAATTGTAATGAAGTTGACTTTCAGAGAGAAATGGATGATAAAACACACGAAGATGAAATATATGATTGTGTAAAAAACACTTTAATTAATCAAGGTGTAGTGTTTTTCGGTGGGTTTGCGATTTCAATGTATTCACAATATATGCCGAAACATTTAAAACATAAATTGGAGAAAATTGCCGATTTTGATGTGCTATCTCACGATCCTGAAACAACATGCGAAATTGTTAAAGAGCGTTTAAAAGACACAGGTATTAAAAATGTGAAGGTTACAAAGCGTGAAAATATTGGAGAAATTGTTCCAGTTCATTATGAAATTAAAGTGGGAAATGATATTATTGCGTTTATTTATGAACCTATAGGTTGTCATAGTTATAATGTCATTAATATTAAAGGACAAAAAGTTAAAATTGCTACTATTGATACTATGTTAAGTTTTTACTTGGCATTTTTATATACAAATAGGCCTTATTATACACAATTTTCGGATAGAATTTTATGTATGTCAAAGTTCTTATTTGATGTTCAACAGAAAAATAGATTGAGTCAAAGGGGTCTTTTAAAACGGTTCAGTATTACGTGCTATGGTCATCAACAATCAGTGGAAGAAATGCGCGCTGAAAAGGCTGCGAAATATAAAGAAATGCGCGACAAAAAAGGCACTGATGAGTATGCCGAGTATTTTTTAAGCTATAAACCTGAAGATAAGGCTGAAGAAAAGAAGTTTAAAAAGGAAAAAAAAGAAAAATCATCTAATAAATCCTCTAATAAATATAAAACAGCTAAGAAACGAAAATCAGGTAAGAAAGCAAAAACCTTTAGATTATGGGGGAAGTAAATTGATACAAAGATATTTATATATAAAGATAATTATATATAAATAAACATATATAAAATGACATTTTATGAATTATTAACTGATTTTATTTTATCTCTTACAATGCCCGGAGCAAAAGGTGGTGAGGAACAATAATATATTTTAATTTTTTACGGGTATAAAAATATTATAAACTATTTGAGAAATTTGATGCATTTTTTCAAAAGTCGGTGGGCCGAACAAAAAATGGACAAAAATAAATGTCCAAAATTGCAAAAAGCCAAAAGGTCTTGGCAAAATCCTTCAATGAGACCATAAAAATTTTTAGCGTCTCATGACTTTTTACAAAATTTTCAATTTGTGACGATAAATTTTTTTATTTTTTAAGTATTTTTATTTAAAAGAATTTAGGCGTTTTTTATTATATCATTATAAGATATAAATGGATATCGATTTTACGCCAGACACCGCCGAAAAAATAAAGAAGTTTTATTGTAAAAATTGTTACTTTAAATGCTCTAAACAAAGTGATTATGATAGACATATTTCAACACAGAAACATAAAAACAATACAAAAGATATAAATGATATTGAAAATCCGCCAAAATCCGCCGAAAATAATATTTGTAGTTGTGGTAAAATATACAAAAATTATTCAAGTTTATGGAGACATAAAAAAACTTGTATTAAAATAAATAATAATGAAAATAATACTAACGAAAAAACAGAAGTTATTGATTTATTATTAAAAGAAAATAAATTTTTTAAAGATTTTATTGTTGAACAAAATCAAGAATTTAAAAACTTAATTTTAGAAATTGTAAAGAAAGATACATGTCAAAATAATATAACAAATAATAACAATAACAATATAACTCACACGAATTCACATAACAAATCATTTAATTTAAACTTTTTCTTGAATGAAACATGTAAAAACGCAATGAATATTAGTGATTTTGTAGATTCAATTAAACTGCAATTAAGCGATCTAGAAAATGTGGCCAAAATAGGATATGTTGAGGGCATCTCTAAAATCATAATAAAGAATTTAAATGCCCTTGATGTCACTGAGCGCCCTGTTCATTGTAGCGATTCAAAACGTGATACCATGTATGTAAAGGATGAAGATAAATGGGAAAAAGAAAGTGAAGAAAATCATAAGGTATTAAAAGCTATTGAAGATATTGCTGATAAAAATAGAAAGATGGTTAAAGAATGGAAAACGAAGAACCCTGAATGTGCAAGTAGTAAATCACACAAAGCCGATGTATACTCACACATAATGATACAAGCAGTTTGCTCAAATAATGACGCAAACAATAATAAAATTTTAAAGAAGATCGCAAAGGAAGTTACAATTAATAAAAATTAATTACAAACAATACGTTTTCAATAATAAAATATATAATTTGTATCCAAATTTAGATAATATTTTATAAAAAGTATTCTTTTTCATATTTTTCTTGAAATATTTTCTTACAAAGCCTATAAAATAAACAATAAAAACAATTAAATATTCTAGAAACGTCTTTATAATAAACTTAAAATTATCATATAATCCCCATTCAGCCACATAACTACACATGGATGTAGGTGTTTTTTTAATAAAGAATTTGTGAATATCTAGTAGCCCACTTAATATTCTATGACAAGTAGTGCCTTCGTTTTTGACATCAAACAAGTATTTTATTTTATCCATCCCAAATAAATCTAAATACAAAATTTTTTTGTGAGGTTCAGGGTCAAAAAAATATGGATTTAACCCGTCAATATATCGGTCATTGTTTAACATATTACCATCAATTAAAAACGGAAGGAAGCAAGAATTAATTACGGTATTAATAATGTCTTCGGCATTTTCAAAAGTGCTTTTAACTATTTTTTTACCCTTTTTAATATCATAATATGAAATGAAAAATTTACCATTCACCCTTTCACATATGTCATCAGGTATTTTCTCTTTTAAATAAAAATATAATTGTTTAATTATTTTTAAGTTGTATGTTTTTTTCAAATCATTTACAACAATTTCATACAAATATTGATAGTAGTCTAAACAATCTATGAAATAAATGAGTCCAGCAATTGAGCCTACACTAGAACCAGATATTCTTTCAATATATATATATTTTCGACGTTCCATTTCTTTTAAAAAATAGAGTGCTCCAAATAAATAACTACCATTAAAAACGCCACCATCTAAAACTAAATCAAGTTTAATTGGTTTTTTTTTATTCTTATATTCTTTCGGTAAATTATCCACTAATTTTTTTGTATAATTAGTAATCATATTTGTAATTTTTATAATTAAATATTTTATAAAAATTAAATTACTGTATTAGATTTTGTTAAAATATATTATTAAATAAAATGTGTTAAAACGTGTTAAAACGTGTTAAAACGTGTTAAATTGTGTTGTTATTTTGTTACACATATAAAACATTAGACCAAACAATACACTTGTAAATAGGAATCCATTTAAATTTAAATTACCATCATTTGCAAACAATACTGGAAAATAAGAAAATAAAATTTTTTTAAAAAAAGGCAACTGAAATAAAAAGAATAAAGCTCCTAGTAGTAAAGGTGTTTGTATTTCATTATACATTTCATCTAATGAGCTATTTCTTAAGGCATTCATATTATAATTATTAATCATATCTTCAGGTTGTTCGGCATTATTTATATAGTCAACTTGTTGAGGTTTCGGAGGAGGAATGTAATTAGGTTGAACTTGAGGGTCTTGCATGATAACTGATGTATTTTGCGGAATATCTCTAGATGGTAATTGAGTAGCTCCTGTTACACTTGCTTGTTGTAATCCACTAACAATTTGATTAATTGTTGTCTGGTCTAAACTAACATGACCTTGTTGAATCTGGTTTTGCGAAGAAGAATGTAAATTTTCTGTAGCAGTAATTTTAATATTATTTCCACCGCCAGCCGGGTCAGTTGGCAAATCAAAAATATTGGATGTATCACTCATAATTAGTATAAAGAATGATTGATTATAATAATTACGCAAATCCTATAATTTTTTTACTTTTATCACATTTTGTGGGGGTAGGAGTATATTTATAACATTTATCCCCGAATTTATATATTTTATCCTTAATATCTTCTAAAGGAGGAGCATGGAATGCTAAACACATTTTATCTTTACAAACAGTTCTAAATAAAGATGCTAAACCTAAACCTAACAAAAAGGACATAATATATTTACCTGTTTGTGTATGTACAAATTTTCCCATTTCTACCATTTTATAATATATATTAAATAAGTATATAAATATTATAAAATCTTATAAATTCTTATAAATTGTAAAAAATCATATAATCTATGCTTGAATAGGAATTTCGCTAATTTCTGATGGGTCGGAAGGGCAATCAGTTTCTTCTTGATCATAATAAAAACAATTGTCTGCCTTATCCTTAAATAATATTTTGTTTACATTTTCTGGGCTAGGATATATATTAATTTCTTTCATTTCAGGTCCTAATATATAGACAAATAGAAACCCAATTGCCATACCGATTATAAAAACAGGAAAAGATATATAATTGAATATCATATTATTATTTATATATAATAATTATTTTATTAAATTATAAATAATTATAATTAAATAAAAATTTTTAGTTTTATAATTTAACGATCATATTCCAGATCAGAATCATAAGCGGGTGATTTTGGTTGATAATCAGGTGAATTCGGTTGATAAGCAGGTGAATTAGGTTGATAATCCGGTGAATTCGGTGCATAAACAGGTGAATTAGGTTCATAAACAGGCGAATTAGGTTCATAAGCAGGTGAATTAGGTTCATAAGCAGGGACTTGTTCTCCTTCATCTCCATCTTTATCTTCTATTTCAGTCTCAGAATCTTCTTCAATTAACAAAGGTTTTTTCTTAGTAACATTCTTTTTTATACTAGGCTCATCTCTTACCTTTTTAGTCTTATTTTGTGGAACAACAGCTATTCCTTTTTCATAATTAATAACTTTCGGTTCATCATTAACACTTTCTGTTTTTTTTATGGTATATTTTTGTTGAATTAAAGAATATATACCAGTTTTGCTATCATAATCTACAAATGATGCACTATATTTTAGCTCCATTATTTGATCAAGAATCGGTTTTAATTG